GCTTTTAGGCGTATGAGAGCGAGAAATGAGGCTGCTCAAAAGGCAGCTTCATTGACTCCAACTCTTGAAAAGCCAAAACCAAAACCAAAGCCCAAGAAGGTAAAATTAAATGGCGATAACTCTTGATGCAACTGTTGGTGGTGCTAATGCAAACACCTATATAACTCTTGATGATGCAAACTCATTTATTGAGGGTTTAGTCCTTAGTGATGATGCTGCTGCATGGGATGGGTCAAGCAACGACAATAAAAATCGTGCATTGTTTACGGCTGCACAAAGAATTGATCGTGAAAAGTTTTTAGGGGCTAGGGTAGACGATACTCAGGCACTTGAATGGCCAAGATCTGGAGTAAGAAAACCTGACACTTACACAAACCTTTATGGCTTATCTTTTCCAAACAGGTTAGTTGCTGATTATTACACCGACACTGAAATCCCAGATCGTGTAAAAAATGCACAGGTTATTTTGGCTGTATATCTCAACAACAATAGGAACGGGTTGGAGTTAAGTGGTTTAGAAGATTTTTCAAATGTTGTTATCGGAAGTTTAAATGTAACTCCAAACTTTTATGGGGCTGTTGGTATTGATCGAATCCCACCTATAGTTGACCACTATCTGATGGGTATTAGAATAGGTGGAAGAGCTAATATCGGCATCAAGAGGAGTTAACTATGGCTAGGGCTTTAGGAGTTGGTGCTGTTGATGGTTTCTATAATGTAGGAGCAGAAGTTATAACAGATACGGCAGCACATACAGGTCGTTTTAAAAGAATTGACTTTTATGAAAATACACATATCACAACTCTTGTCACTGAAAACTATACAGGTAATTCTTTAAATGGTGAATCATTTCCAGCAGGCTTTATAATTGAGGGTGTATTCACCAGTATTACGCTCCAAAATGGAGCCTGTATAGCTTACAAAGTTTAATTATGTCCTATTCTGATTTCCCAGCAGCCAAAATCATCAATGATACAGCAGCCCACACTGGAAGGTTTGGTAAAGTTGTCGCATTACAAGATTCAGTGATTAATACTTTAGTCGCTGAAAATGTAACAGGTGATCTAACAGCCTTGCAATTTAAATCCACTGCTGAAATATGTGGAGTCATTACAAGTGTCAAACTTGACAGTGGAACTGTTGTTGCTTATTCATTATGAGTCTTGCCAACGCACTAAAAAAAGCAGCATCAAAGACTTTGAGTAAACTTGGAGGTGATGTGACTATCAGACAGGTAACTGCTGGCAGTTATAACACAACCACTGGAGCTATTACAGAATCCACATCTGATACTACCGTTAAAGGTGCGTTAAGCAATGTAAACAGATCTGAGGTAAATGACCTGATTGAATCTCAGGACAAGAGACTGACAATATCAGCAGGGGATTTATCTTTTGTGCCAACCACAAAAGACAGGGTTGTTATAAGCAGTGTTGAGTTTAAAATTATTCAGGTCGTGACAAATGAACAAAATAATACAGCAATAAGTTTTGATTTAATTCTGAGGTAATTATGGCTAGAGAAATAAATTTAACTGACATCGGTAATCATTTTGGTGAAAAGGTTCAAAAGACTGTGCGTAAAGCAACTTTTAAAGCGGAGGCTGATATTAAACAATTTACGCCTGTATTTGAACCAAGAGAAGGTGAAACAGGAGTTGGTGGAACTTTAAGAAATTCTTGGCAAAGTGAAGTCAAACCTTATATTGGTATTGTTTCTACAAATATTGAATATGCAGAACCAGTTGCTTATGGAACAAACTTACCTCCAAGCTGGGGTGGTCAATATAGAACTCGTCAAAATACAATAAAAGGTTATCCAGAACTTATTGCTAAGCAACTGGAACAATTTATTAGAGATGAATTTAGGAGGTCATAATGGCAGCAGTTGATTTAAACACTGTAAGATCCACAATCGAGGCAAGATTGGCAACAGAACTTGCATCAAGTCCAGCGATACCTGTTGTATTTAACAACATGGCTTTTGATTCAACAACAGAAGATACCTTTGTTCAATGTCAGACAAGTTTTGGTTCTGGTAGTTATTTAACAATGGGTGGATCTGCAAACTCTACAAATAGTGTTGTTGGATTAATACTTTTAAATATATTTACAGAAGAAGGTATTGGGGCAGGGTCAAACCTTACGATTGGCAAAAGGTTGCGTGATCTCTACAATAATATTACAGTTTCTAATGTTATTTTTGATTCACCTATCGGCCCTGAAGTATTAACCTCAAGTCCAGAAGGTAAATTCCAAACTCAAATAAGGATAACCTTTGAAATATATGAGGATCTTTAAATGGAAATAACAGAGGCAATGCTTGATGCTATTGAAGCTGTAAAAGGTAGGCGTGATCCTGCTTATTGGGATAGTCGTTGCAGACGATATATGGAAAAGCAAGAAAATTTAAAAAAAGATGTAAAAAAACCTAAAAAAGGTTAATATAAAATAAATACTTTCTTTTGTTATGGCTATTAAGGGTGATGTAGGGAAAATCATGTTTGAAAACGCTGGCGGTACTGAAGCTGACGTTGGTCAGACAAGGTCTTGGTCTTTGTCTATTACTAAAGACACGATGGAGACAACAAAACAAGGCGATACTTTTAAAACAAATATTGGTGGCTTGATTTCAGGTGAAGGTTCAGCAGAACTTTTATATAATCCATCAGAAACTGGAGCAGGTTACACAACCTTTATTGATGATGTGTTAACTACAGGTGATAACGCTGATGCACTATTTGAATTGTTTCCTGATTCAGCAACTTCAGCAAAGAAAATTAGTTTTGCAGGAATTATCACAAACGCTGAATATGGTGCAACACTTGGTGAAGTTCAAGTAATTAACATCAGCTTTATTACAAGCGGTGATATTACTTCAGCTATATAGTACATTTTAAATAACTAACCCCACACAAACATGGCAGCAAAAAGAAACGTAGATCTCATCACTGAGGCTTTCAGTGATGTAATGACCGCAAGAAGAAAGTATGAACTAAAAAAGCCGAATGGTGATTTGTTAAAAGAAATATATTTTCCACCACTTACAAGGTTTGATAGAAAAAAAGCTCAAGTTGCTGCTGGTACAGATGATGCTTTGACAATATCTACAAAACTTCTTTGTCAACTTGCAGAGAATGAAGATGGCTCAAAAGCATTTCATTCTGCTGATGCAGAAAATCTACAGAGATTTTTACCTGAAACAGTTTTGAATGATCTTGAATTATTTATGATGGACATTCAAGTTGATATAGATACAGCAAAAAACGAATCAGGCGAGATAACTGGTTAAATTTTGAGTTTTTTCTCGCAACAGAATTAGGTAAAACATTAATTGAGTTAAGAAAAAGCATCACGGAAGAAGAGCTTATACATTGGGCCGCTTATTATGAACTTAAAACCGAAAGGCATGAAAAAGAAATGCAGCGACAAAAGGCCAAATCAAGGTAATATATAATAAAGGTTATTTGTATTTGTGGCACAATCAACAGTCAAATTAATAGTTGATGCACAAAACGCAATTAGACCATTGCAACGTGTAAATGAACAGACAAAAGCTTTAAGTAGTAGTACAGATAAATTAAAAGGAAGATTAAATAGATCAAATCAGTCATTAAGAGACACTGGAAGAGCAGCAAAAACAGCTAGTGCAGGCGTTGGAACTTTAGTAGGAGCATTAAAACCACTTCTCGCAGCTTTAGCTGTTGTTGGTACAGCAAGATTTATATTTTTTAAAACTGCTGAACTTGAAACTCAAAGAGCAAGTCTTGAACAACTTACAGGCTCTTTAGAAAAGACTAATAAAATTATTAAAGATTTACAAGATTTTGGTGCTGTTACACCTTTTACAAGTAGTGAACTAATAGAGCAAACAAAAAGGTTAAAAGCCTTTGGTTTTCAAACCGAAGAGCTTGTTGATACAACAAAAAGACTTGCAGATGTAGCTGGTGCTACTGGTGCTGACCTTACAGGAATTGCAACAGCCTTTGGTCAAATAAGAGCAAAAGGAAAGCTTCAACAAGAAGAAAACTTACAGTTATTGGAAAGAGGAGTAAATATTACTGATGAACTTAAGAAAATAACTAAATTGCAAGGCGATGAATTTGAATCTGCAATGCGTAAAGGAAAAATTGGTGCTGATCTTGTAAATCAAGCCTTAATAAATTTAACCAGTCAAGGTGGTATTTTTGCTGGTGGTGCAACAAAACAAGCAGACACCTTAAATGGAAAATTATCAACTTTGCAAGATACGATTGATACTCTTGCAAGGGCAATTGGAACAGAACTTGAAGATGAAATCAAAGCAATCTTAGATATTAGCATCCAAGCTGTAAAGCAAATTACAAATTTGATTGAAAGTATTGGTCTTGTAAGCAAACTTGGCAAAAAAGATATGATAAAAATAGAAACAGAAGCAAGAACTTTTGCAACCGAAGAAGTAAGTAAAGATTTTGGTTTTTTTGAAAGAAGATTTAGTGCAGAAGCAAGAAAACAGTTTCAAAAAATATTTGATTTAAAGAAAAAAGAACTTGTTTCTGATGCTTTAACAACAAAGGAACTAACAAAACAAAAGGAAACACAAGATAAAATTAAAGAAAGTGTAACCGCAACAAAGGGTGAAGCTGCTGTAATTAATGAACAAACAACATTATTAAATGAATCTCTAGGACAAACAGATACTGCTGTAAAAACAATAAAAGATAATTCAAATTTAATCTCTGATGGTGTAAAAAAAGCTAAGACTGAAACAGATGGACTAAAGACTCAGTTTGCAGAAATTGGTGAAACTATCGGAAGTCAAATTACTGATGCCTTAGTTGGTGCAATAAATGGTACAAAATCATTAGGAGAATCAGCAAGAAATATCTTAAATGATTTAGCAAATTCTATTTTAAAATCAGGAATAAATAGTATCTTAAGTGGTGTTTTTGGAGAAACAAAAATTGGTGGTTTTCTTGGTTTTGCAAATGGTGGTAGGCCACCTGTAGGAAAAGCATCAATTGTTGGAGAGCGTGGGCCAGAATTATTTGTTCCTTCTACTGCTGGTACTATTATTCCAAATAATAAAATAGGTGGAGGAAATACAAATAATATTGTGGTTAATGTAAACATGGAAGGTAGTGTTGATGCACAAGCAGATGAAAATGATTCAAGAGAACTTGGCACACTGTTAGGAGTGGCAGTAAGAGAGGAGATAATAAAACAACAACGTCCTGGCGGCCTTCTTGCTAATACTAGATAAATGGCAACTTTCCCCTCAATAAATCCCACTTATGGGACAAGAAAAACAAATCAACCCAATATTAGAATTACTCAATTTGGTGATGGGTATCAGCAGCGTGTTCAATTTGGACTGAATCAAAATCCAAAAATTTTTAATTTAACTTTTGCTGTTAGTGAAACTGATTCAGATACTATAGAAACTTTTCTTGATGCAAGGGCAGAAGATCAGGATAGTTTTACTTTCACACCACCAGGCGAAGCATCTTCAAGTAAATTTATTTGTAAATCTTGGACAAAATCTATCCCATATAATAACCGAGCTACTATAAATGCAACATTTGAAGAGGTGTTTGAACCCTAATGGCAGTACCAGTTTCGCAACTACAATCAATAAATCCTGGTGCGATTATTGAATTGTTTACGTTGACATTAGATTCAACATTACATGGTTCTAGCACTGTTTATAGATTTCATAATGGTGCAAGCCAAAATTCAAACGGTGAGGTAGTTTGGGCTGGTAATACTTATCAAAGATTTCCTATTAAATGTGAAGGGTTTACCTTTAACGGCACAGGAACTTTACCAAGACCAACGATTACAATAAGTAATATTTTAGGAACAATTACAGCGATTTTAGCTGATGTAAACCAAACAACATCTGGGAATGATCTGACAGGAGCAAAACTTATACGAATAAGAACACTAGGAAGGTTTCTTGATGCTGCAAATTTTGCCAGTGGTTCTAATGCCACAGCAGATCCTACAGCCGAGTTTCCACAAGAAATTTACTTTTTAGATAGAAAAATTACAGAAAATAGAGATGTTGTTCAGTGGGAGGCAATATCG